CTCATCAAAAGGTCCGGCTGCCGGGACACAAATAGTAGAACCTGGTTTTCACCCACCGCTGGTAAGCCACTACCTTGCCAACACGGTGAGGAGGGAAACAGGGGTGCTAAGTGTGGAGCGTCAGATCCTGCGATCTTTTGGTAAGACACTGTGGAGCTTCGGGTATCATCTTAAAGGACCGACTCTCACGAGTTGTGAACAATAAGAGCCCTAGGCTTTTGAGAGAAGGAGGCCACCTTGTTAGGTTGAGCCAATCTTCGACTCTCTCCGAATGGAGGGCTCGAAGCTTGCTTCAACTAGGTGACAAAGTCACTACCGCAAGGTTCGCATCAAGAAAGCCCCTCCCAACGCCAACCCGTCACGGGACGCCAACAGGCTAACCCCGTGAAAGGAGCGGTGAACGGACTGCAACCCTTACCCTAGCTCATCTTGGGACCTTTCCCAATAGAGCGCCGCTTACGTCTATCACCTCGGGTAGGAACGACTACGTGATTTTGTATATCAACCAATAGACTTTTCAGGTCTATGTTTGATACCGCAAGAGCACGCACTCAATCTATACCTCGAAGCATAGCCGTAACGTGGTTAAGGACAGTTGCCTTACTTGATGCAATGGTCTTACTTTTCCTTGTCGATAAAGTCGCAAAAGGATCAAGAAACAGCCGGACCTCCAACTCAAGCCAGTGTTGGGGATCCGTTGAATCTCTCACCTTATGCGCCTTATCAAACTCTTGTTGTAATTGAGCGATACTTCGAACAATTACCGCAAGAGGAGGCAAGGAAAGTAGTGTCGATTGGGCATCCGACCCTTCAGGAAGCAGGTCAACATATTTGCAAAGTTCTAATTGAAACCTTTGCAAAGATGCTAACTGCTTCTTGATGGCTTCCTCCAGTACCCTTGCCTTGCATTCGTTGAGCCAGATCATGAGCCATTCATCCGCGTGTAATTGACGCTCGGGCGCCATATTAAGTTCGGGGAACTTAACATGATCACCTTCGTTGTCAATCACAGACGGGAATATCCCATGATAA